GCCTGTTAAGGCAGAACGAGTTAATTCTCTTTACCTGGGCCTGCAACACAGCCCCCAAATGGAGGTATATTGCACTATGACATTAAGTCATTTTGAGATGGCCCTAACTCTCACGCCTTGTTCTTTTAAAAACAAGGTAGTTCACTTGATTAAATTCGAGGGAACTATAGGTTTTGTGTCCACCTTCAAGAAATTGAAGGTTTGGGCTTTTCACATCTTAGCTGGAGAAACTGATTACAAAGAGGAGTGGTTCTCTGTAAGAAGAGAACAGGGTATATTGATTCCTTCCAAATACTCTTCAATCTTTATATCTTTGATATTTAAGATGAAAAGGTTTGAAAGAAGTAGATGCTCACAATCAGTGTCTGATCTGCGTTTATGGCTCTCTTATTTTAACTTATATAAGTTATTTGAGGGACCTACGCATAAGGGCATTGAGGAAGAGTTGGAGCAGGTTTTCCAACCTGAACCGATTTTTCAGGATCCCCTTTATATAAAAGGGGTTGAGCAGTTAGTCTCAAGCGAAGCACTGCGTTTTAAAGAGACCTTTAACCTTGAGCCTTCAGATCTAGGAACGGTCCTAGCTCCTACAGCTTCCAAGGTCGCAGTATCTCCCGGATACAACGGAACATATCCCGAGTATCTGGCAAACAATGCTTTTCTATTTTCTGCATACAACGGATGGTCCGATTCACACCATGTGAAATATATGTTATCTCACGTGAATCTTATAAAGACTCAATTTGGTGGAAATCTCCACTTTTTGGGTGGACCTGGTCTAAAGACTAGGACTATTTTAGTCCCCGATCTCGTGACTCAATCCAAATTAAAACCCATTCAAAGGGATTTAATGTCGATTCTTCGACGTATTCCGACCGATTGTACGTATAACCAAGAGGAAGGACAAGAATTCTTGAAAGCAAATCAGATTTCTGGTATTACAGTTTATTCTGTAGACCTTAAATCTTGTACCTGGAATTTTCCGGCTAGCCTCCAAAAGACTGTTCTTAAACAGTTGGGCTACTCGGCAAATGTTATATCCGAAATTTTTCATAATCTCGTCTATAATCCAGTAGATGGCCTAGAGAACACTATAAAGAAAGGACAAGCGATGGGCTTAGCGCCCTCTTTTCCTTTATTTGCTTTAACCCATAACTTTTTGTTATCAGGTTTATGCAAACTAATCGGGTTGATACCCCGAGAATCTTTTAGGGTTCTAGGAGACGACCTCATAATAAATGACTATAGGCTTTATCAGCACTATTTATCATTTTGTAAAAATTACGAAGTCCCCATTTCCTGGTCCAAGACAATCAAATCCAAAAGATTTGGTGAATTTGCTGGAAAAGTCTTTTTCCTTGGTGCGGATGTAACTCCCATTAATTGGAAGTTTCCCACCTTTGAATCCTTTCCTTCTTTAGCGCCGATATACAGAAAAATAAGTCCAAAATTTTGGAATTATATGATGTATAAAGACAAAAAAGTTAATCTAGGTTGGAAGATCCTACGGGGTCTCCCCTCATGGCTAGGTGGCATTAATGACACCTCTCCTGTGAGTGATCGTATCAAACGAATCAGAACTACTTGGGTTAAGTCAGCGATCGATTCTTTAATAAATCCGACCGTTGCCTACGGTAAACAAAGACTTTCTACTCATGTCAGGAAACTTCCCGGCTTGGTAGAGGCACCTATAGAATTTGATGACGCATTACGCGGGCTATCTTCAGTTCTTGAAGCTGAAATACCCGAGTCGTATTGGTCCAATTTCTATCAATACACTTCTTTGAACTCATTTTTGAATCAGTTACATATCTCCGCCACCCTGCTGCCATTCCGTAAGGTTTGGTTTAGGGGTGAGAATCTTTATCTTAAGAAATTAGAAGAAGATCCAGATGTGAACTTTACCTCTTACTTAGAGGAATACAAAACACTAGAGAGAGAGTTAGGCTATGGCAAGAAAGAAACGGAAACGTTACCGTAATTCCTTACAAGAGATCAACCCTCAGAATCAACATAATAAAAATGTTGATGCGAACCGAAAACCCGTTCACCAATCTAATAATATTGGTGGTAGCACGGTAGCGAACGATACTGGTTTACGATTGGGCGTCCTAGAAGTATTGCGTGATGTAGCGGAACAACTTGATATAGTACGATCTGCGAGATCTGATGATCTCTATAAGCAGTCGTACTTGTTGTTACTGCGAACTATCAGCAAATGTTCAGAGGGTGCACCACAAAAGAGCCGCTTAGCGGCGGTCAACCAGTTACTTCGCCAGCTGTCCCACATTA